ATGTTCCCCATGCGGATGAAAGAGGTTCGCCCCCACGCGAACTTGAAGATGTTCTCGCCGTAGGGATTGATTCCGAACTGGCGGAGGCGGTCAGAGAATTCTTTCGGGCATTCGCGCGCTTCTTTGCGCATCAATCCTCGATCAACTCGGCGGTCGAGTAGACTTCCTCATCGCGTAGCATCAGTAGCCCTTTTTCGCCGGTCATCTCTTCCAAGTCTTACATCTCCATCCCGAACGCCGAGATGAGCACAATGTCGCCGATGCTCAAGCCTTCCACTTTTGGCCCGAAATCCACGACTTCTGCTTGGAGCGTGCGCGCTTGGCTTTTGTCGATTACTACGCCGCCTTCGCTCAACACCTGCTGCAACTGGATCGTCTTGACGAGCACCCAATGATGGCGCGGATGGACGCGATATTTTTTTGTTGCTGCGGAGACTTCTTTCCTGCGTGCTACTTCTTCCGCTGTGCTTAGAAACGTTTTCGACATTTGCGCTCCCGATATTTTTTTAGGTACTTAACTGCTTTTGCCGCCCATCCAGAATGCCCAACGCCAAGAACCAGTCCAACAGAAAGCAAAACCACTAGCGTCCCGAGCCGCACATTGCATCGACGACAGAGAAGGCCGCGAAGACACTTCCCGCACGAACCCGAATGCGCGCAGCATTTGTGGTCGTGGTCGATAGCGAGATAACTCCCATTCTCCTCCCGGACTCGGCTGCAAAGGGCACAATGGCCGCCTTGTTCAACGAGTTTGCCTGCGTACCATTCTTCCGTCGTTCGGAACTTACACAACACCGCCGCACGGCCAAGCCTCTTACGTTCTTCAGTGGGAAGATTTTTATAGCGGATGTGGACGCGCTCTTTAATCGCATCAGTATTCTCCCGATAAGTCTGTTTCGACCTGACCGAGAACTCGCTTTTATGCTCTGCGTAGTAGTTGTCGTGGTATTCCTTGTCGGCGGCAACTTTTTCAGGAGTCCTTTGGAGATTGCTGATTCGTTGTTGTTCAAGGATAGACTCCCTGTTTTCCTGGTAACGTTTGTTGCTTCGATCTTTTAGTTCTTCTCGATGCTCTAAATAGTACTGCTCGTGATACCCAGGACGATTCTTGCCCATCTTTCCCTCCTACTAGGGTGGGTCAGGGAGGATGAGTAGGCATCCTCCCTTTCCCGCTTGTTTCCGCCTGTCAAGATTCCTGGCCAGGAATCAAGGCAGGAGCAATTAGTTTAACTCGTAACTGAAGGAACCGCTGCGCTAGTTATGTAGCACGCGGCCTTCATATTAGCGTTGAACAGGTTCAAAAAAGCGTGATAATAAAAGATACTACTTGTCAAGTAGGTACCCTGCCCGACGAAATCAGGAATGGGCATAGTAGTGACACCATCTCCGAAGTCGTACAGACTGGGTTCGACGGTTTCGATGATGCCCCAGGTTTCTGGGCACACCGCATCTAGTCGCCCTTGACGCGCCGAATAGCTTACTGTCATTGGGCGCCCGCTGAAGGTGATGGGCATGTTGCGCTTGGCCATGTCTAGCGCTTTGTCCCCAGGCGGTACGTAGTTCTGGGTCAAGACGTTGGTGTAAAGTTGCGTGATGGCGAGTTGCTGGTCCGGCGGAACAATCCACACAAAATCGGCGACGGCTTCGTTCTCAGCGCCCAAGCCGCGGCCAATCAGAATTTCTGCCTTGTAGCCGTCGGTGGTGTTGATTGCGAAGTTTGCCTTGTTGATGTTCGGAGTGGAGAGTTGACCTGGGTAAGTGGCGCGATTTAGCCCCATGATCGTGCCGGTTGTCGCACTTACCTGCCAAGCATAGATGCCGAGGACGCCGGAGTTCAAGGCTCCAGTCGAGCCTTGGATCATGATGAAGTCGCCAGCCGCTGTGCCGGTTGGCAGAGCGGTCGAGAAGTAGACCGTGTCGTTCGCGCCGTCGACGTAGGATACCGTCGCTGTCGCTACGCCGCCGGTGCGTGCCGAGCCGCCTTCTGCAGCGAAGAACTGCACAACTTGCTGTTCCTGCAACTGGTTCGCTTGGCCGCCGAGTCCAACGATAGATGACGGATTCGCGCCGCCAAGCGAGTTGTTGTTTACAGTTGCGGTAGTCGGGATCTGCAGGACCGAGCCAGCGCCGTCACTCAAGAACTGAGCGTCCAGCCCGCGCATGAAGGAATCGAAAGAGTTCTTCAGTTCCTCCGCACGCAGCGAGATGAGACTGCGCTTCGGACCTTCCGTCGCCTTGCGAGCTAAATATGTGATCTCGCAGCCAGCAAACAGGCCAACCGGTGTCAAGTCCCCGCCGATCCACTTTGAGCCGGTCCCGCGCCCGAGTGCGTCGCCGTCGCCTGTAGCCTGGAAAATGGCTGCGCCGGATTGCACGCGGAGAGGAACGCGGAAAGAGGGTCGCGTGGTGCCACCAGCCGCAGTCGTGATGGCGGTCGGGTAGGTTTTCGCACCCTTTTTGAAGAAATTGTAGACCTATCTGTTACTCGCCTTGCGGCGGGGCCGATTCATTTCTGACGGCCTCTCTACGTCACCGTAGATGTTCGGACTATATCTTCATTCACGATTGGATTGTCGGGATGTCGCCTGTTCCACGTTCTTATCCGGTGGCAGTTGCCGCAAACCACGTCGCACTTTGCGATTTCTGCTACCAGCGACTCAAGGCTCCTGCTGCTGGCCATCTCTCCTATTGTAAACAGTTTCACGGTTCCGGGACGATGGTCAAAATCCATAACAACAGAAGGATAAGTACGTTTACAGTCCATGCACGGCTTGCGTTTGTAGGAGGCCACGATCTGGCCCATTGCGAAGTCATTTGCTTTCTTGACCTCGTTGTGACATGGACGGCACCAGTTGTGATACTTCTGATATTCCTCTGTTGCCTTTTCTCTCCGTTTCTTCGCTCCCGGAGGGAAATTGGTTCCACGTTCCTGCTTACAGCGCGTGCAGATCATCCAGCCTTTCCAACCCTGAAGCCTCGCGTGTAGTCTCTACGGACTCTCTGGTTTCCCAGGTTGCCTCGGTATTGTCTCATTTCTGAGAGTTCCACCGATACAGCGAGGTTTATACACACCGTCTAGCGTTCAGTGTGTCCCTTGTAAACCAAATCAGGGATACCCTTTGCAAATGATTCAAGTTCCACGGCTTCTACAGCCGCTTCCTGCAAAGGCGACGCCATAATGGTACCTCGGGTTGTTTTCGGCTCAACGCTGCGTCTGCGCCCCGATAGCGCCAGCTTCGCATCTGCTGCCTGTTTAGCGTTGGCGATCTTTGCGGAGTCAACCACAAAGATTTCATAGCGCCCGATATTTCACTTGGAATTTTTTCGCGCTGACCGGGCTGCTAACTGTTACTGCCGGGAGGCTCGCACCCTTCGCGGCGCGCGACTACGGATGAGAGGGTACTACCGGACTCGGACTGGATGCAAGAAAAAAGGGGACCGCCTTCCCGCAGTCCCCTTGCTGACTAATCGCCAGGCACCTTTCACTTGGCCTCGCGCCAAGATCAATAGCGATTGGCTGGTGCATCCTTGAAGCCTTGAACTAGGCGACCATCCTTCAAATACGCTTTTCCTGCGATCCACATGGTATTCGTTGTCTTTTCCCAGTCTACTTGGTCCTGCTTTGGGCGTTGGCCAGCAGCGATGACTACAGGAGTGGGTTTGCCATTTCCGCCTGCTGCTCCAGGTTTCGGCTTCGCTGGTGCCGCGCCGATGTTGGGATACATGGCGTTGCGCAGTTTCGTGAAGTGTGCAGGCAGGAGTTCCTCAAACTTGTCGGCCACAAATTTCGCCGTCTTGTCTACATCGCCTTTTGCCTTGATCGCGTGCGCGAGTCGCTGGAAGCCTTTATCCGCTTTCATCGCCGCCCAGATGCGCGATTGCAGTGCGTTGATGAATTCGCGCCGTCCGTCAGGCTCAAGTTTCAACTGCTTGAACAGATCGGCGGTTTGCTTCGCCAGTGCGGTATTGTTGGCCCGGTTCACTTCGCTTCCAATGGACCGCTCATAAGATTCGCGCTCTTTGGTTTCGACGGCTCGTTCACGTTCTGTGAGTGCGTCGGCTTTGGGGTCTTTCACCGCACGGCCGTCAGTGAATTCCTTGGCCTTTGTCTTGATTCCGTTCAGCCACTTATCGACTTCTCCCAACAGATCATAGGCGTCTTGGCCTTTCCCTTCCTTCACTAGTGCCAGGAGATTCTTGACGCTTTGGTTAAGGCCCGCTGTTTCTAGGCGTTTCGCCAGTGTTGGCAGGATAGCTCGGTCGAAGGATTTCATGTCCTTCGCTTCGAGCAACTCCATCAAGTTCTGCGCTTGCGTGACGGTCGCTTCAGGATTTGCGTCGTACAATTTCTCAAGGAGCTTTACATCGCCAGCGGCAAACTGGGCAATTTCCTCGCGGTAGTCCGAGACTTCCTCTTGCAGTTCGTTGATGCCCGCTTCGCCGCCGAGCGAGTCAATAGTGGCCTTCGCTTGGCGTACCTGCGCGATGACTTCGCCGAGATTTTTGGCCTCGGGAAATTCTTTCATTATGGCTTGGTTGCGGAAGTAGGACTCGGCCCACTTCTTCGCCGCAGCGGGATTGGTCTTTTTCAGTTCCGCGATTTCCTTGCGCGTGGCAGCGTCTATTTTTCGCCCATCGGTTTCGATGTCGGATAAATCCGGCTCCGCGCCCTCTTTGCCAGCAGCCGCAGCAGCGTCAGCCTCGGCACCCGCTTCCGCCGCCGCAGGTTCCGCAGCAGCCGCAGGAGCATCCGCAACAACAGCTTCGTCCGCTGGAGCTTCCGCCACCGCCGCTCCACCATCGCCTACTCCCGGAATGATTTCTTCGCCAGCCATGTGTTCCTCCCGATTTTAGCCTCACCCGATGAGGCACCCGACAATTTAAGTCACTTCTCCATTAGTTACAAATCCGTGCCAATGCTGAGGACCATACTTTGGCTTCGGATAGAGAATCGAAGGTGTCAGCGTCATGTCCTCGAATGATGCTCCAGCCAACTGCCAGCGACAATCATCTGCTTCGTGCATCGGCAGTGGTGCACAGCCGCTCGGCGGGTTCGCAAAATAGACTGGAATTCGTGGATATTCGCATCCAGCAACGCTATGTACTGGGCAGTCGAAAAATATGCCAACCTTCTCAAATTTGTCTAGGTCTATCCAAGCAGGGTGTAGTTCCGTAAGTCTCATTGCACTGGACCTGTCGGCTGTTTCTTCGCTAAGAGTGCCGCTGCCTTGTCTTGCCTATCTTGGTCCTGCTTGGCCTGTAATTCAACTGGACTCAACTGGATGCCCACCTCTGCGGCCATTTGCGTCTGTCCGTCAGGCGGCATGTCTTTGAACGAGATGCTTTGTGAGACTTTGTTTTGCGGCTTGTTCTGCTTTGCTGCGGCAGCCTGCTCGTGGGCCTGCATGTGCAGCATGACGTTATTGAAGCCGGTCTGATTCGTTTTCTTCGCTTTGCGGCCCTCCGGCGAGGTAATGAACTTCCAGCATCCGAAGCGCTCCGTCTCATGGTCGTCGCTGGGGTCAATCGGGACCGATGTGACTTCGGGCGGTAATTGCTGTGCTTCTTGCTGCGCTTGGTCGAAGTGCGCGGCATCCACGCCCATGCCAATCATCTTCTGCGCTTTCTCTGTGGCCTCTTGGATCTGCGGATTAGGCACTGGCCCGCTCTTGAGCAGTAATTCAATCTCCCCAAGTTGCTTCGCGTAGGATGCTACCTGCGGAATGTACAAATCCGTCAGTGCGAGAACTTTCTGAAACTCTTCGAGGTTCGCAGGATTGAACAGCATCTCCTGCATCTGCGGGTTCTTTGCCGAGCCGTCAATCAAACTCATCCACTTCGCTTCCTTCTCGGGATGGTTCTCAGGGAAAGACTCGTCGGCCTCGGGGAAGCACAGGATATTCGCACGCAGGTTGTTCACTTCCAGTTGGATAGCCTCGCCGCCGGGAATCTTTTCATTGATGCTTTTGTCGCGGCACTTCGCGCCCCAACGCACCGCTTGCCGCATGGCTGTGGCTTCGGCGCCCTGAATCGAGTGCCATGTAGGTCCGAGTCTGCCGAGAGCTTGATTCCGTTGCACGGTCTTGCCGGATGCGGTCGGATTCCCGCCCTCTTCCATGCCCGATAGCGCAGGATACGCGCCGGAGATCAACTGAGAAATTGGCCCGATATATTCCTTCACGAATTCAGGGAGCGACGCGGAAATGGTAA